AGGTGTACCGCAGCTTTTGTTGTTCTTGGTGGGGATAGCCCCTCCGCCTGTGGTTTAGGCGCTAGAAACACAAGATTTCCAGATTTTTTAGGTGCTTTTAAGTAAAATACACCTGATAAATAGTTATAGGGGTGTGTATGTACATTGTTTCGTGATCCTGGTGGATTTATCATACCCCACATACCAGTCATCTCAGGAGTGTAGCTATCTTGAACATCCATGTGATTAAAACAATCTTTTGCATATTTAAGAACATCACCAACCAAAGGTTTAAATTTTTTAATGTTGTATATTTCATCGTGACTATGCCAACCACCTATGTTTGAGCGAGGCATACCCATCTCATCTTTTTCTCGTAACTGATAAATAGTATCTATAAGATGTTCGTGGCCTTTTAGTTGTAGTGAAAATACGGGGGTAATAAATAGAGAATGTAAGTTAATCAGAGTTGTCCTTTCGTGACCTCCATAAAACTTGCTATAATGTGCACCTGATTGGCAGCATTAGCTTGAACTTTAAGAATATCACTTTCCTGCAGAACTAAAGGTTGAGTCAATAATTCTGTTGTTGTAACTGTAGCAACACTCTTTGATTTGAATATTTCAAAAGTTGCAGCGCCTCGGACAACTTCAACATCAACTAAAGTTGTTGAACCAGAGTCATTACAAACTAAAAGAGATTTTACTATATCCGTAGTAGGCGGGACAGGTGGCGTTGCACCAGCATCAGCCGTAGGAACTGTTATAACGGTTGTTAAATTTGTTGTGGTAATATCTACCATTGCGCTTTTAAAAGTATTAGCCAAGGAAAAAAGCCTCCGATTGTGATTCTTCTTTTAAATCTTGTTGGTAATTTGTATTAAGTAAAAGAATAATTTGATCCAATAATGAAACCATTTGATCAAATTGGTTAGCATCATATTCTTCTGTTGCATTTGGTAATCTTGTAATTGTTATTCTAGCCATTATCTTCTTCCGTCTGGTCTAAGTTGTAATTTTGTTGATCCGAGTCTCCAAGCTGTGTCATTAACTGTATTAGTTTCATATTTAATTTTAACCGCTCTACCTCTACCTCTTACATCAATTTTCTCTGTGGTGCTAGTAATAGTGCCTGTTGTAGTTACATTGGCTGCGGATTGTGGATACTGTTCTAAGGTTAATGTTGCTGTCATATTATTAGTAAGATTATCAAAATCTGGAACCAATCTACTAACTGACATAAGTTCGTCACCATCAGCAATTTCAACAGATCCAGTTGTTAAGAAAGCGGATAGAGCTGTGCCGTCTGCTTGATTATTACCTGATTCATGTTCATAAATGTAAGAAGCTCCCGAAGTTAAACCTAATATAGTTGATGCATTTGCTGTTAAACTTGCACTATATTCTGTAGCAATTGGCTGTTCATATACATAAGCACCGAGCCAAGTTGTTCTTCCAATATTAATAGTATACCAAGTGTTTTCTAAATAATTGTAAGCAACACCTCTATCTATTGCTGTAGCATTTGCTGAAGGATAATACCAAATAATTTCATTAAAAGCTGTATTAATACCACACGCTATATCGTTTCTATTTGTGTAACTAAGATCATCAAATACATAATCTTGTACAGAGCAAGGCATTTTTTTAACAACACCATCGTACATATAAAAAGAATTATCAGACATCCAATACGCTCTACCATTTACTTCAATAGCAGCATGCTGTGCTATCAACCCACAGTTAGCACCAAGTTGTCTAAGACCAAAAGTAAAAGGTGTGCCTACAAATTGAACACCGTGAAGTGAGGTATCTGTCCAAACAAGTATTTGACCTGATGATTTAACAGCACCTACTATTCTAGAACCATCTGATATACGAAGTGAACCAGCTTCATTTGTTGCTACTGGTGTATAATCAGTTGCGTCTTCTCGATCAGAAAAACGAAATAGTAAATCGTCTTGAGAAGCAGGTGTACCAATAGTAGTTTCTGTACCAAAAATCATTAAATGTCTTGTGTCAGTTGAAACCAAACTAAATCTAGATGCAGTAGGAGCATTTGATAAAGCTGTTGCTCTGGCATCTATTGCTAGAGATATGTCTTTTATAAATGTACTACCATTTAAAACAGTGGCAATTAAATCTTCACCAAAATTATCTAGTGACCAACTACGAGCAAATACAGTAATATCTGAAGAAGATCTTGGTGTGTCCCATGTGCTAGTGCTCCAAGTATCCGTGCTCCATCCATATCCATAAGTTGAAGCAGTTTCACCGATATTAATTTGATAATTAGCATTACCTGATCCACCGCCACCAGAAGTAGATCCAGAAGCTGCGCTAGTATGTGTAACTTTATAGGTATTAGCATCAACATAAGTTGTTATTTCAAACTCATTGTTCATGTCCAAACCATCTATAGCAGAGAAAGAATCAAAAGTTACAAAATCACCTTGTATTGCACCATGTCCTGTATCAGTTACAGTAACTGTTGTTGTACCATTTGTTGTGAAAGGATTTGTTAAAGCTGCTGTTTCTCTAATGGGTGTAATGTCATAAATCTTACTACCTGAATATAAATATAATTTTCTGTCAGTACCTAAAGCAAGGTATCTAGTTCCGTCCAAACCAATCCAGCTATGTGTATCACGAACCACGCCCACGACAGTTTTATTTGGATCTGGTAAATAAACCCAACCTTTCCATCTTTCAGGTTTTCCGTAGTGAAACCGTACAAGATTTGAATCAACATACTTACGTTGATCTCCTGCTGAGTAAGCAGTATCTTGTTTATCTATGCCTGGTTGGAATTTTAAATCAACTAATTTCATGGCTAATTATTTTAACCTATTTTACTTAAAGTTAAAGAGTATTATTAAAAGTACATTGAAATGCAATAGATACTCTCATAACAGGGCATATTCGGGACACAGCAACACCTCTATGAGGAAGATATGACGGAAAAACGGCAGCTCTGTTGGGAAGAGGAATAACCCCTGATGTTACTCTTTTTAAAGCTTCATCAAATATAATCATTTCCCCACCCCATGTTACATCCCATGTTGAATGTAAAAAGTGAACAACAGTTATGTCTTTTGAAAAAACAGCAGGATCATCCTGATGCCATGCTTGGTCGTATAAAGGAGGTCCACAATTTATATGAATTCTTTTAAGTGTGTTTTTAAAATTATCCTCTACTTTTATTTTACCATTGATTGCATTCCAAAGGTTATAGATAACATTCGATTTATTAAACTCACCTTTTTTTATTGAAGCATTAACTTCAGATATATAATCACTTGCCCCAAAACCAAAATTAGGATCTCCATCAAAAGAATTATTATTGAATTGCCAAATTCCTTTAGTGCATTCTTTAGAAGCTAATGTAAAAATTTCTTCAGGCACAGCATTATCAATTACTTTAAGAATAGTCATTTTGATTTAAACTGTGTTCCCACATTTCCTTTAAATGAATAATTGCCCATGTGTGTCATACCACTTACAATATCAGCGTATATTTTACCACCTATTTTCTGCCACAAACGACAAAAAGCATAATCTTCCGATAAATATCTTTTTGTATCAGGCTCTATCATCGTATCAAAAAAAGCATAGTTCCAATCAGAGGTATCGTGATAACCAAATGTTTTATCATGTGGATCTCCTAAATGCTGATCTGATTTAAAACGTAGGTGAGGATAAGCCAATGCCATTTTTTTAAACACGTTTCTTTTAATTAACATAAAGCCTGTAGCACCATCTAATACTTCAATAAATCCTTTTTTTACCTCTATGTTTTCTGGATCTTTAACGTTTAAGTTATATTGCAAGGAAGCTGCATGTAATTGATCTTCATTTATTTTTGGATTTTCTTTTACTTTTTTTATAGCCTTAGTCCAATCAATAACTTTTCTTGGATAGACTCCTGTAACAACATCTTCATTTAAATCCAACATGCGAAATATAGATTCTGGATTAAAAGCAATATCAGCATCAATAAATAAAAGATGCGTGTATTGTTTGTCATCCATAAATAACTGCACCAATGTATTACGAGCTCTTGTTACTAAAGACTCATTACCAATTGTTCCAAACTGTATCTCTATTTTTTTACTAGCTGCTAAAGCTGTAAGCTGTAAACAGCTTTTAAAATAATCTGTTGTTAACATATTACCATAACAAGGAGTGCCTATAAATATTTTAGTCATGTTTTTTAAAATTATAACATTGTTCAAAAGGTTTGTTATCTTTACCCAACACATAGTAAGCTCTACCTGCTAATCTTTTTTTCTGTTGTAAAGGATAAGAATACTCCGTGGTTGGATCGTTTACATAACAATCTACGTTTACACCAATATGTTTTTTTAAAAAAGATATATCATTCTTTACATTATTATATTGATCAAAATTATGTTCTAAAGAATTTATGTCAAAATCATGAACACAAACAACCCCTCTGTGAATATTTAATATTTCATCCGCTAGAGGCCAGTAGTCATTCCAATGTGCATCTAAAAAATAAAAAGGAAAACCAACACTAACATGTCTTATAAAATTATCGCTTGATAAATTGTAGAGTGTAACATTAGTATACTTGTTTAATCTTTTTTTTGCATTCTTATAAAAATTATAATTATTTTCACAAGATAAGATATTTATTTGTGGAAAACATTTTGCAAGAAATTCAGTGGTATCGCCCATATTAGTACCAGTTTCTATTACTGAGTCACAATTATATTCCTTTATTAAATAACAAACTTCTAATGCCATGTGTATATCAAAACCAAAAGGTCCACCATCATCATTCATATCTACACTAAGTCTTTCTGTAGTATAAAAATTATGTAACATTTGTTCTTTATTCAAAAGATTTACCTGCAAAAAATCCAACTGAAGCTATAATTCTAGGAGTAGATGAAATTGATTTATGTCTAATTCCTTTTGGTATGTGAAGAAGATCTCCATATTCTAACAAATAATCTTTATTAGTATCTGTTATTCGATAAATAGTTTTACCATGCATACCAATTAAAAATACATCTTCTGTGTCTACATGCGACATCCCTGTATTTGTGACAAAAGAAAAAAATAAATCAACTCCATCTCTTGTTTCAGGAGTGTACTTAAAAATTTTATACAGAAAATCTAAAAAAACAAAAAAATCAGCGTTAGTTTTATGGACATCTTTAACTTGCCAAGTAGCGTTAAAATTTAATAAATTACTCTTGTTAACAACAGTCAAAGAATAATCATCAATTAAACTTGCAAGAATATCAAAATTGTAATTATTTAAATTTTGAGTAAATTTTTTTACATAAGTAACTTTCTTGTTTTTAATTCTTTTTATATCTTTATTATTTAACAGCATAATCCACCTTTAAATATTCTATTTTTTTTACCCAATCTTTAGGTATAGCGATAGCACCTCCACCTGTAATGTCATCTTTATCTTTACTATAAGATCTCATAATAACTATTCTGTGATCGTTATTAGTAATCATCCACCCTACTTCTTGGCACACGGCCAACGGAGCATTGATGACGTCTTTTATATCTAGCCATCCTGTTTCTGTATCACGGTCATCGAGCCACGTAACACGAACCATGGGTACTTTATTTATATTCATTTTCTTTTTAATACTCCTTTCTTTTTTTTGAATAATCAACACCAAAATTTACTGCCATTGTTATTCTAGTATTATCAGTTGTGTTTGAACTAACTGAGTGAAAAATAGAACCATCAAAAAAAATAACTGTACCATCTTTTGCGTTGACTTCTTTTACATTACTAAAATTTGTATGAGAATCTGTTTTTTTAATAAACACAGCATTATTATTAGAATGAAAAAAAAATTTACTGTTTGATTTTTCAACATCTACAAATAAAATTGCTGATAAATAATTTTGATGATTGTGAGGTTGAGCATATTGATTTTGTTTGTACCAATTTAACCAACAGTTTCTTACATTAAGATCAGGTATGTCATAATCTTCTTTATCGATAAATATTTTAATGTTTTTTTCTATCTCTTCACAAATTAAATTTAAAGAACTGTAACGTTCGTGCGAGTTCCATGCTGTTCTTTTGGCCATAACATTACAATTTTCTTTTGGCATCGTATTGTGTTTATGAACTTCTTGGTTATCTTCAACCAAGATAATTTGATTAACTTGTTTCTTCCATTCACTAAAATTAGGAAGTTGAAAATAAAAAATTTCTTGTGTGAAAATAGGTAATCTATTTATCTGACAGTTTTCCATGCTATACTATATCTCATTTTCTTTGCTTTATTTATCTCTGCTTTATGACTTAATTTTGTATCAAAAATAACAAGTCTATTTTCTTTGTAATTAATTTGTTGATCATTAAAAATAAGTCTTCCTTTATATTCATCTTTCCAAGAAGTAGGAAAAAATAAAAACGTAAAATCACCATCATCACAATGCATACTGCCTTCACACTCAGGAGGATAACAATTTACATATGATCTAATTAATTTATTTAATGTAAAATATTTTTTAGAAAAAAATTCAAACAAAAATTGATGTGATAAGTATGAAGTTGTAGTGCAATTAAAAAAATTAGCTGGATCTTCTATAGTAGAATGATGTAGTTCCCACTGCATGATTAATATCTCTCTATTAATAAAATCTAAAAAATCACTGCTTAAAACGTTATTAAATACTTTTATCATCTTTTTTTCTATATTTAAATGTTGCAACCATTCTTAACTCAACACATGTCCTACTTACTTCTCTGGCAACATGAGGAATTTGACCATCAAAAACAACTACTCTACCTGGTTTTGGTAGAACAGAAGCCACTATTTCTGTTTTTGAAGGATCAGTATAAACTGTTTCACCAGCGTAAGAAATGTCCCAAACTTTATTAAGATAAAACATAATTGTATAACAATGTCCTTCAAAATAACCATCTGTGTGTAAGTCATGAACTGTGCCATAAACGTACCCACTAGCGTAAGCGTTATCTAAAAAATGAGTTTTTTTAAAATGAAAAAGTTTATCATTAAAAATTTTTTCTGCTTTCTTGTACAATATTTTTTCTTCTTCTAAGTCTTCGTTAAGATCTCTGCTAAATTTTCTCCAATTTGTGCCTTCTCTTCCTGTTCCTGTATACCGCCATGAACTACCATCTCGAAAGTATCCATATAAATTATCTATTGTTTTTTCATCAAAAACATTATCTATAATCTCAAGCATCACTTTCCTTATAGAAAATATTAAGTGTGTATCGTAGAGAGCTTTCTCCAAAAGATTGTAAATCACTATGCATAATTTTAGTTCCATTAAAAAATAAAGCTCTGTTTTCTACAAAACCTACGTGAGAAGATAATTGATCATTGTGTAAAAACCCTGTGCCATTATTTAAAAGGGGTTCTCCTTTTACAAATAAAAGAAAGTTAGCAACATTACCTTTACTGTCATCAGTATGAAATAAAGGTTCTTTTTTATTCTCTCTTAAATGTGCGCTTACCGATATTGGTTCAAGATTTCTGTGTGGAAAAAAATATTGTTTAATAAGTTTTAATAAAGGATCTTGATGAAAACTTTTAGGAAAAGTACGTCTATGCCCAAAATGTTGACCCATATCATTTTTTTTAGGTAAATAAGATAAATTTATAATATTTTCTTGAAGTGATTTAAGAGTAGCTTCATCCAAAAAATTATCAACATACATAACGAACTCTGTTTCTTTATGATGTTGCATTAATTATCCAATGGTTGTGGCTCGTCTTTTTTAATCAAATGTAAATTAAAAGACACTGATCTTCTTTCTTCATTTGGTGTTCTAAATGGATATACGCCGTGTGCTAACCAATTTGGAAACAAGAATATATCACCAACCTTTGGTGACTCTTGATGCTTATGTCCACTGAATGTCGCCGCTTGACCATTGAACCAACATATATCTCCTACTGTTGGGTAGTGATCTTCTTTTGCATACTCTGCTGGTAGACTTGGTGGCACTCGTAAATAACAGACACCTGATAGTTGACCCTCATGTATATGAAAAGGATTAAAGTCTCCTGCATATTGGCTCACGGACCACATAGATTCAATAACCATCTTACCTACATAATCAGGTGAAATAGTTTCACTTGCTGGTGGTATAGAAATATAATTTTTAACCATCTCACCAATCAGTTGAACCATTGGCATAAATTCTTCTGTGTTCATCCAGTCTTGAGGATAACGAACTTCTTGTTTAACGTTGCCTGCTAAATTACCTGAATGATCAAACTCTTTAGATAACTTCTTATCAGTCAACATCTCTGTTGCTTTATCATCAAGCATTTTAACAATGAAATCAGGCATTCTGCCTCTCATTATTGTAGGACCAAACGGTCTAATAGTATCAAACTGTAAGACTTGCTCTTTTGGTTGTTTGTTTTTAGTCATTGTCTTCCTTTCTACTTGCAAATATGTATTGTCATATAGCAA